TTGTCTGTAACAGACAATGAATTATCTAAGTTTCCTTGTCCGTCAATATTGGACTCAGGTTCCTCGGATGAGGACTCAATTGAATCTTGAGAAGGAACGTCGACTGGTTCTTGAGAAGGAACGTCGGCTGGTTCTTGAGAAGGCGGAACAAAACTGGAAGATTTTGGTTCATCCATATTTTCAGGGTCACCGCCAAAAATTTTTCCAAACGTTTCCATCACGCCTCCTCCATTCATTTTATCCTTTTTCAGAAGTTTATAAATACGTTTTTTAGAAAGACGTTTACCTCCGGTGGGATTATAAATAGACTGTTTCTTGCTATTATTGTTAGGCATGTATATATATATAATTGATAAAATTAAACAGGTTATGTTATAATTAAATCAATATAAATAGTTTACTAAATGTATTTACTATTACAATGGTGTCTATTATAATTGTTGAAAAAACAGGTTCTCTTAAAGAGGTTGCGCTAAAAAACTATAACGAAGGAGAATTATATAAGAAAGCGGGTCTTAAGACGGCAACCGATTTCGGTGTTCAAACCACGTGGGAATTCGGGTCAAACGTAAATATTCGTTTATTTGGTAAAACGAGTGGTCGTGCAGGTCAAGAAAACAAATACGATTTTCCGCCCCCTGTAGATAGTAAACTATTTTTCGGAGGTTGTGTGTTGGTAAATATTACAGATGATAATATTCCAATTGACCTAAGTATCAAACAATGGAAGATTGTGTATGAAAAGTTATTCGGTGGATTTGAGGATATTGGAGATGAAGATAGTGAAGACGAAGAGGACGAGGACGAAGACGATGATGTGTCTAGAACAAAAGAAGGGTATGTTAAAGATGATTTCATCGTAGATGATGATGACGGAGAAGACGAAGCCGAAGACGAAGACGAAGACGACGACGAAGACGACGAAGACGATGAAGACGATGAAGACGAAGATATAATCCCAAAGCGTAAATCAAAGCCGGTTCTTCGTAAATCTAATAGAGAAAAGAAGAAGAAGGTGGTTGTGGAAAACGTTTTTACTGCAACTCTTGATACCGCTGACGAATATTTAGATTGCACGAGTGAATTAAGTGAAGAGGAATATATCTAAAAAGCATAATCTTTGTAGTAAATATTGATATTGGTAAAATTGATTTAAACCATTCTTATCGGTATACTATAATCAAATTACTATTTAGAATGAGTAAATTATCGAACCCCACTCAATTTCGCGACAATGTTCGTATCAAGTTACAAGACATGTTACCCAATGCGAGTGAATCGACTGGAGTGAATATGGAAAAAGGAGTATTTAATTATAGTATTAAGGAGGCGACACGTAGAAAAATCGTAAAAAAGTGGGAAAACCCTCAATTTATGACTCTATACAAGGACCGTCTTCGTTCTATTTATATTAATTTGAAATCATCACCAATGTTATGTGAAAATTTACAGTCGGGTGAAATATTACCCCAAAATGTGGCGCATATGACGCATCAAGAATATAATCCGACCATTTGGAAAGATTTGATTGAAAAGAAAATGAAAAGGGATGCGTCAAAATATACTGAGAATATTCAAGCATCTACAAATATGTATACTTGCAAAAAATGTAAGTCAGACCGATGTTCTTATTATGAAATGCAAACCAGAAGTGCGGATGAACCGGCTACTATATTTGTAACATGTTTAGATTGTGGAAAACATTGGCGGTCTTAAAATATAGGCAACAATATATATAATGTCGAAAAGTTCTTGTTCATGTTCAAAGTCGAGGTCATCTCCTAATACAATGGATAAATGGAGATATACATTGTGGACAACCCTTGTATTTTTAATAGTGGTGAATCCATACACATACAAATTTACTCAAAAAATATTAGGGGGCATTTTAGGAAACATTTCCAATGCGTCTGGATGTCCTACAACTATTGGTATCGGATTACATGCAATTGTATTTACACTTATTGTGCGTTACATGATGGATTTTGATATTTGATTGTATAGTATTTAAAAATCACTGCATATAGCAGTGATTTTTTTTTGCAAGAATGGATATATAATGTTATATTATATGAATTTGGAAAAATATAAAACTCCTATCTTACTTTTTGGATATGTTATACTAGGGTTCTGCTTGGCTGCTCTATTCATATAAAAATTCTGTAAAAAAATGTATTATATCTGTAATATAATACAAATGAGTCGCGACAGAACCAGTTCAGACGATAGTGTCGAAAATATAGATATTTCGAAACCTATTATTAAAATGAAGAGAAGGAAACGTGATCAAAGATGCTCGCCTATACCAATAAAGACTCCAAACCCTAATGATTATGAGTTCAAAAATGGAATGATTTTTCTAAAAATAACACAATAATCGTGTATCAATTAGTAAATGTTGACGATAACGTATCACAATTACCTCCATCAAATGAAACCGAATAATATACGCTCTCAGGTTTTGTAACAGTCATATTTTTATAATTAAATTTCCATTGGAAATTACCCATAGTAGTTCCGTTTAACATGCAGTCGTATATATGACTTTCAAATTGAGCATATGCGCCGCGATTGATACTAGCATCTTGTGGAAATATGTTAAGTGGTTGATTTCCATATCCTCCTAGTCGGTGAGCTAAAATATGACCCGCATCACAGTCAGGTATTCCATCATCATCTAACATGCGCGAATATTTCTGTGTGCATGATGTTGTACCGGTTCCATAGTCTAAATCGGTTGGGAGAATCGTTCCGTGCGCACCGGTTACAACTTGATGCTCACCATGCAATTCATAATCATATATTATATTTGCACTTCCGTTTCCCATTGTTATATAATTTTCACCGGATATTGGACACGATACGGTGGTGCAAACACATGTAGATGCAGCGATTGACCCAACCAGAGATAAGATTCCGCTTAATATCGTCCAATACATCCTTATATAATATGGTCATTTTTTATACGTTGTCTTAATTAGTCGGTTCTCCAGTATATTCAGGAGTCAGATATTGTGTACCTTTATGCAAAGCCATAATTCCGGCATCTCCAGCAAAGCTATCTACAACATCTTCAGTATCTCGATTTATACAATTGCGTTTGCAAATAGGACAAGATAGAGATTTATTATTTTCATCTCCAAGTGATGTTTGCGATGTTGGTGTTTTGCAATAAGTATGCAAACAATAAGCATGAAAACGATGTCCACAACCGATTTGGTAAATGATACTTCCTATCACTTGATGTTTTGTAAGCTGTTCTGTAGTTGGCGGTTTTCTACGTTTTTTTTGTTCTGGTATTTCGTTGAGTGTTAATTTATCTATTTTACCTTTGAGTTTGATTAGACAAAATGCACAATCTTCATCGTCTCCCACTTCTTCCAATTTAACAAACCGTTCTTCGCAACCACACTTACTACGTGTATCTGTGTCACATATGCTACCTTCATCCCCTCCTTTCATTTTTCTCGTTCCTTTTATTTTTCTTCGTTTTATGGTGTTTCGCTTTCTTCTTTTTGCGGTTTTTTTCTTACCTAGGTGTCTTTGTTTCTTGGATTTCTTTTTTCCACCAAAAAAACCTTGCACCTTTCCACGCACGTCTGCTGGCAGCGTGGGAGATAATATTTGGATATTTTTATAATTAGACAATATATTGTTCATTTCAATGAATGTTTCGTTGCTAATTTTATTGTTAATGTCGAGAATAGATGCATTTTGTTTTTTAATTAAATAGTCTTCTGCTTTTTTTATATCGTCCGTTGTAAACGTATTAGGTGCAAGTATTTTCCTTAACTTATCACTATTTCCATCGTTGATTGCTTGTTGAATCTTATCAATGTCGGGTTGAGGAGCCATTATCTATATACTAATGCTATATAATTATAGTAAAATTTATAAACAGTATCATGTAGAAAGAATGTGCAATTATCGCTACACTATCATTCAAATCCAAAAAGTAAAATACATATTTTACTTTTTGGATATATGATGTTAGGATTTGTCTTGATTGCTATATGTATATAAAAATATGCATATTGTATATTAATACAATATGAGTAGGCGTAGTAGAACAAGCTCAGAGATTAGCATTGAAACGATAGACATTTCGAAACCGATTATTATTAAGATGAAGAAAATCAAGAAGAGACGACGAGAGCAATCGTGTGAACAAATTTCAAAATCACCCAATCCGGAAGATTATATAATGAAAGTTGGGGATTTTATTCATCAAAAAATAAAGACCAATTTCATGAATTAAGAAACTTCTCTAAGTTTATCATATTTCAGTATCAATCGATAAAGTCCAAGTGGAAACAATAAATGCCATATAGAATGTCCATGAACAGTATATTCATTACAAAATTCTTCCGAAATAATCCAACATGACGCACCCACGAATGATACAAACAAGTATCGTTTGTAGGGTGCATTATATTTATTTGCGACTCTACGAATCATATATAAAGTTCCCATGATGTATACACCGAATATGGTAGGAAACAATTTGTCGTTTTGAATCAATGTATTCGAAACCATAAACCCATACATGAATAATGTATTGAATATATGTAATGGTTTACGTGTTGTTGATTTAGAATATCCCAAATCAATTAACCCCGATATTCCATAATAATTTGCTAATATCATAGTAATTTCATCGGCTTGTTTACCAAGCCATGTAAGATAATAATGATAATAACAACTAGCGAAACCATTGAGAACAAACATAGTAGCAACGTTATAAAATGGGTGATATTCTGGAAATCCACTCACGACCGGGACAATTGTTACCGCTAATGATGTAATTGAATTATATATTTCAGGCGGTGTATCATTTTGCAAACGTGATTCACAAAAATTGTGGTTAAATAGTTCAACCGATGGACAATGATATACGGGAGACACTTCTGTAACATTTAATGAATTTGCACAAACCGTGCTATTTACAAATAATAAAAAAAGGGGTAATAAAAAACGCATATATATATTACATTATTTAATAAGTATAATTATTTTCATGAAGAGATTTACCCGTTTCCGCCTCATTTGTATAATCACCCATAGACGCTAGACTATTCGCTGCTGCTCGTTTTAATAATGCAACTTGAGCAATTCCAAAATTTTCCGGAATACCCTTCCATGTTTCCAATACGGTTGATTGTAGTGCACGACCATACGAAAAGGTTAAACGCCAGGGTTTTACTGAATCATATTTATTAATTTCATTTAAAGCTTGACTCGCCTCGGTTTCAGACATACCACCGGATAAGAATACAACACCGGGCATACTGACCGGAACAGCTTGTTGTAACGCATATACGGTATGTTTCGCAATTTGTTCACAATCCATTTTTTCATCAGAAGACACTCCGGGACGAACCATATTTGGTTTCAGTAGTGTGCAATCAATATCCACATTATGACGAACTAATTCGCGATATACAGCACTCAATACGTTTACTGCTATATCGCGTGATTGCTCACTTGTATGAGTTCCGTCCATCAATATTTCGGGTTCTACAATGGGAACCAAACCATTTGCGATACAGATTGACGCATAACGAGCTAATGTAACAGCATTTTCGTGGATTGATAAATCAGATGGATAATTTTTCTCGATATCTATTTTTAATACAGACCGCCATTTTGCAAAGCGCGCACCAGCCTCATAATATTTGCGACATCGAACATCTAGGTCGTCAATACCTTGGGTAACAGTTTCTCCGTCTGTGCCGTATAATGGCTTTACACCTTTATCGACTTTAATTCCAACTACAATCTCGTTATCTATTAAATGTCGAACCATTTTTGAACCAGTTGAATCGTCATCGAATAATGTTTCCTCGTATGTGATAATACCACTAATATACTCCCATAAACATGGTGTAGTAAACAAAAGCTCTCTATAATCCTTTCTGTTTTGATGTGTATTTTCAACACCAATATTCTCAAATCGTTTCCCAATAGTAGCCGTGCTTTCATCAGCTGCTAAAATGCCTTTGCCTGGAGCACATATTTGACGAACCGTTTCAAGGAGTTCTTCGCGATACATTATAATAATAAAACAAAGGTACTATCTTTATTTTGTTTACAATGAATGATTACTATAATATATATTTCAACGAAAGGGTTTAAATCGTGCGATTAATATACATTCATACTTCAAATGGAAAATAGCGCTCCTGAAAATTTCCGTTCTTCGATTGTCGATTTTACTACCGATTTATCTACAACATTTCCCGAATTCGCTGCCTTGTGGTCAAAATGGAAGGAGGTAACCACTCCGGAATCAGATTTCTCACATCTATATGAACATTGTTCTCAAGTATATCCGGAACGTTTTTTTGATATTCTCAATCAAAATGCAGAAATATTTTCAGAGAATAGTGATGTAAATACATCATTCTTACCCGGAGTCGACTTTAAAATTTTATATAATTGCGATGGTGTATCAGAAAAAACGCGCGAAACAATTTGGAAATATTTACAAGTAATTCTATTGATTTTAGTAAATACTATGAAGGACAAGATGGATTTTGGCGATGCGATGAAATCGTTCGAAGATTTAGATGAAGGTGACTTACATTTAAAACTACAAGATGCTATGCAAAACATTGGACAATTTTTTGAACAAATGAATAACAACGAAACACCTGCTACAAACGACAATTCCGAGTCATCTTCTTCTCCCAAAGCTTCTGGTTTACCTCAAATGGAAGAAATTCATAATCATTTGCAAGGTTTATTTGACGGAAAAATCGGTAAACTAGCAAAGGAGTTAGCAGAAGATATGAGTGAAGATATCGCAGCGTCCTTTGGAGACGACATGGAGAATATGACCTCAACCAAAGATGTATTATCAAAGTTGATGCAAAATCCTGAAAAAATCAAAAATGTAGTGAATACAGTAAAGGATAAATTAGCAAGTAAGATGGAATCAGGTGAAATCTCACGTGAAGATTTAATGACTGAAGCCTCTGAAATGATGAACAAAATGAATGGTGGAGGAGAAGGAGGCCTTTCAGATATGCTTAAGAGCATGGGTGGAGCTGGTGGAATGGGAGATATTCTTAAGAGCATGGGTGGAGCTGGTGGAATGGGAGATATTCTTAAGAGCATGGGTGGAGCTGGTGGAATGGCCAATATGTTTAAAAATATGGGAGGTGAGGGAGGTAATGACGATGACGACATTGATGGCGGAGGAATGGCGGAAATGTTCAAGAATATGGCTCAAGGTTTAAATGCTCCAAAAGGAGCACGTTTAGATACAAATGCTATGAATCGTGCCCAAGAGAGACTTACTGTTAAGGAACGTCTAATCGCGCGTGGAAAAGTAAGACAACAAGAGCAATTGGTAAAACAATTGGAACAGCAAGCCGCTGACGTTCAACGCCAAAAAGAGTATGAAGAGTTTATGGCGAAAAATCCGAATATATTTGATACCAATGACCCAAATAGTTTAGTATATCGAATTGAAGGAGAAACACAGGAAAAATCGACAACGCGCCCTGATGGTGAAATGTCTGCGAGTAAAAAGAAACGTCTCAAGAAGAAGGCAAGAAAAGAAGCAAATCAGGCAGTTAATGAAAAGTAAGTTTTTGGGTACATAATAATACTGGTTGTATATATAGAAATGATTCAACTAACAAAATATATAAATATTCCTGTATTTATCATTAGTTTTGCGATAGGTTTATTTTTTGTATACGCGACCGTCGGGGATATGCGGACTATTTATATTTATCCAAGTCCTGAGAATGTAGAATTAATGATTTATCGCGATAAAGCAAGTCAATGTTTCGCATTTGAACAAAAAGAAGTAACCTGTCCCGTAAATCCAATGGAAATAGCGAAAATACCAACACAAGGTTAAATTCATATCATTATAATAATGGTATGTCTATAATATCATCTGGATATATATACAGATGCATTTCAAGCGATTATTAACAACTTATTTAGGAAAATTTTTCATATCGCTACTATTGGGTTTAGGATTAGCAACCATTTTTAGAAAAGTGTGCAAAGATAAAAATTGCATAGATTTTAAAGGACCAATTTTAGGAGAAATTGATGGTAAAATATACAAACATGGTGAGAAATGTTACGAATATACCTCTGCATCGGTTCCTTGTGATAAAGATAAGCAGATAGTGGATGTAGAATAATGCGCCAACTACACAATCTTTAGATGTTTAATATTGTATAGTTTATGTCTCATTCAACAACGCGTATATCGGAACTAGGTGAAACGAATTCGTCCTCGTTCAATCGCCCACCTAGCAATCAGCATATAGCAAATGAGTTTTATGGGAACGTCGCTGCACAGTCCGAACCAAACAAATCAGGTAGTTCTGAAAATACAGAAAGTCAGAATTATAGACCATTGAACATTCACCCAAATCCGTATGGACATAATGAAATAACACCCGAAACTATGCCGATGCCCGAAGCGTCTCCTCAACGTGGTCAACAACCGAATACAGCACAAATGGTTCCTGAGCAGGCAGCTACTCCGGGTCAAGTAAATTATACACTTGAAGATATGCCTCGACAAAAGTTGCCTTCTCGTGATATACCGATGAATTCTGTAGAATATCAACAGGACGAAGAGATTCAAGCGAATCATGTTCCCAAGGTAAAACTAACATCTGATTATATACGCGATTATGAGTCGGC